TTGAATATCGAAACCCCGTTAACGACGAATGGGTAAGATTCCAGCCCCACGCTCTCCAATATACCAATGATCTAGAACAGATTCAGCAGATTGAGATACCTCAGTCTGTAGTCGCTTCTATTGAAGGCGGCAATAAACTATTCTGGGAAGATGGTTATGGACCAGGGTTGGATTTCTCTTGGCAAGCACAATCGGAAAGGCTAAGAAAGTTATTGACAATCGGTGTATTAACTGACCTTCCAACAATGGAGCAGTATATCATCGACGGTGGTAATCCTGTTCTTGCGTTGAATATGATTTTTGCCCATTCGTCAGGTGTGACGCCTTATATCAACGGGGAAGAATGGGGAATGCTTGGACATCAGCAAGATCGTGATACACAAGGATACGTTGAATTTCGAGATAGCGGTGACAACGCAATCTGGTGGTTTGGTCTACCGAAGTCATGGGATTCTGGTGGAACTCAGCAATTAGGTACGCTCAGATTCAAGAAGGTTGGTAACGTTTTATACATTACACACTTAGTCCCAATGGACTTCATCACCAATGCAACTTTTCCAGTCATGGTGGATACTGATGTCGATGAGGTAGTAGGGGCAAGTCTAGACGATGCTCTGGAGGATGCTGGTGGTATAGACCTGGACGGTACTCTTATGGTTGGTCATTGGTCAACGGATATTTTTGAATCAGGTATGCGTTTTCAGACAGTCAATGTTCCAAATACGCCAATCGTACAAACAGCATATCTTACGTTGGTATCTAATGACTCTAACGTGAGCCCTACCTCGGTACTTTCTACACTCTACGGCGAGGCTATTGATGATGCTCCAGAATTTGCAGATTCGGCTGGAGAGAAGGTTAAGGATAGAAATACCACAGCCACAGGGGTTGATTGGACGCCATCAGCATGGGCAGGGGGTAGTACCCCTTATGACACACCAGAATTAAAGACCGTTCTCGCTGATATTTTTGATCGTGGTGGATGGAATGCAAATCAAGACTTGGTGATGCTACACCTTGACAATGGATCGTCATCTGTGTTTATGAATTATTACAGTTGGGATGATGATACTGGAAAGGCCCCAGAACTTCATCTAGAATATGAGGAAGGTGGTGGAGAAGGTTTTGCTAGTCGTAGAGGAGCCAATCGTGGAGTTATGCGTGGTATTGCTAAAGGAGGAGGATAGTGGCTTTAATGACAGACGCAGATATTTGGACTATAACGGCGGCCCAATCCAATACAGAAGATTTCAACGACACCTTTGATAGTGCCCCCGTTGACCTTATTGTTGCGGCGGACACAGATAAAAAGAAGTCAATGGTCGAGGAGGGTAGTGTAACCACCACCCAAGCAGACGTAGGCGGGGAAGTTACCGGATTGAGATATTTGGCAAAAGAGCCTGGATACGATGCGGGTGCGGCAGGTACACATCCAGAAATGGACAGCGGTACTTTGCAAGTAGCTGTCACAAAGATACTTGAGGCAGTTTCATTTAACGACACGTTTGCCTCTGCTCCGATAGTGATTACTGGATATTCCGGAGGGGCGACGGACTGGAAGGGTGGAAAAACATCAGCGGCTAACATCACGACCACGGGCTGTGATGTGGCGACGGAAATAAAAGTGGCGGGGGACAATTGCAACTGGGTAGCGATGTATACGAATGGTTTTTGGGAGACAAGTTAATGACTGTCAATTATAATAGGAAAAAGAAAGATGTACATCCAGATGAAGCAAGAAATTGGCCGAAGGGTGCTTGGGAAAGTAGCCATAAATTTTCGGATTTAGCGGAAAAGCCGATTGAGAATCGTCCATATTTAGACAATGAAGAATGTTTTGCTATCTATAAACAACGGAAATTAGAACTACTAGCAGAAGGGATTTTAACAGAAGTAGAGGCTGATCGACAAGCCAAAATTGATCTTCTTTCCGTTATCCACCCTGATGTTGACCTTGTGAACTTTAGGGCAGATAATCCAGATATGCTAAATAAATGTTGCCATCTTATCTTTTCATTAGATTTAGACCGCATTGCTAATATCTATCTTGTGCATGGTGAGGCAATAGACCTCTTCCAACTTGCTACCAGTGGCGACCCAGATTTGAATGAGGAAGATGACCCGGAGTGGGGTTGGGAAATGAACCATCCTGACGAGGGATTTCCTTGCATGAACGTAAGCCAGGATGGTTGCAGTTGGCACGTATCAGGAGGTAAGCCCAAGCGTTGTGGTGCTTTTCCATATTTTGAGCAAGACATCCGTTTGATTGATACGTGCAGCTACAATTTCAATCCCCAAGGAATGCGAACAGGCAATTGCGATAGGTGTGGAGCATAAGTAGATGGCAAAGCAGTATGACAGTGGTATCCACGACCAACAGGTTTCAAAGGCTCAGGAAGCCGTAACATTTGCTGATACCTTCGATTCAACGCCTATGGTTTTTGTTACCAGCTATAGTACGGCTTCTCCATGTAAGGGAACGGGCGCAACCAGCATAACTACGACTGGCTTTGATTGCTATAGTGAAACCACGGGAGATACAGGGTGGCTTGCAAGAGAGATAGGCTTCGATGAGCCTGTATCCGGCGAAGCCATTTATGCAGCCTTAGTAGATGCACTTGGCATCACTGATACTGTAACCAATGCTAGAGGACTTATTAAAGCCGTCGCTGACTCAGTAGGAATAACAGACGCAATTTCTAAAATAGGAACGTTTATTAAAGGTTTAGCGGACACGGTTGGAATCACTGATACTTTAATAAAGATTGGAACCTATATTAGAGGTGTTGCTGATACTGTTGGAAGCACTGATACTATAGACACATTTGTAGGAGTTATCGTAGCTCTTGTAGACACGGTTGGTATAACTGATACTATTTCTACTCTTGTTGAAGTAGTTGTAGCTTTAGCAGACACTGTAGGAATCACAGATGCTTTATCGACTGCACGACAAATAACAATTTTTCTTGCGGATACAGAAGAAATCACTGATGTAATATCATTAATTGTTGGTCGTATAGTAAGTTTAGCAGACACTGTAGGAATCACTGACGTAATTTCTGTTATCGAAACTCGTTTAACTGAGCTTGAGGGTTTGATTTGGAGTATTGGTGGTGCTCTTTCGGGAGATGCTAGATTTGCTGTACTTACAGATGCCGTTGGGATCACTGATGCTTTATCTACGATAGTAGGAAGAATCGTTTCTTTAACAGATGCAGTAGGAATCACTGATACCATGTCTTTAATCGGTACATATGTAAGAAGTATTGCCGATGCCGAAGGTATTACTGATGTTATAAGTATTATTGGAGCCTTTATAAGAAGCATTTCTGATGCAGTCGGAATCACAGACAATATAAACACTCTTCTAACTATATTTGTTACATTGGTTGATACTGTAGGAATTACGGATGTTATATCAACTGCAAAAGGTGTTGTTGTAAGTCTTTTAGAAACGGTTGATATTACTGATACAATTGCAATTATCGTTGGAAAGGTAATAGGACTTACTGATTCGGTTGGAACTACCGATGTATTAACCATTGCACTTGATTATGTAAAAGGTTTAGTTGATCCTGTAGGAATTACCGACACTATTTCTAAATCAGTGGGAAGAATAGTGTTCGTTGTTGATGCTGTAGGGATTACGGACATATTTATAACAGCGATTGAAAAAGTAGTTGTTTTAGTTGATTCAATCAGTATTACAGACACAGTATCAAAAGTTGGAACTTATATCAGAAGTATTACTGATGTCGAAGGAATTACTGATACAGCTTCAATATTAATCGGGAGGATTGTATCATTAGCAGATACAATAGGAGTCACGGACGTACTTTCTATCTCGGTTCAGTATGTGTTGGCAATTGTTGATCCCGTTGGGATTACAGACATTATTTCTAAATCGGTAGAGAAACTTATAATTCTCACTGATCTCGTTGGGATTACAGACATTGTTTCTAAATCGGTAGGAAGAATTGTGGCTCTTGCTGACGCAGTTTCAATCACTGACATAGTAACAACTATAAGATATCTTGTAAGAAGTGTTGTGGGCGATGTTCTTGGAATTACGGACGTTGTTTCAACATCAGTAGATGTTATTGTAGTGTTAGTAGATACTCTAGGAATTACAGATGCTATATTTAAAGTTGGTACATTTATAAGAGCACTTTCTGATGCAGAAGGGATCACAGATACCACCTCAATTATAATAGAGTATGTTATAAACATAGCGGACACAATTGGTATAACAGATACTGTTGGTGTATTTGTAGCAATCTTAGCAACTTTAGTAGACACGGTTGGAATCACTGATACTTTAACAAAGATTGGAACCTATATTAGAGGTGTTGCTGATACTGTTGGAAGCACTGATATTCTTTCTACAGCAGTAGGGAGAATTGTGGCACTTGTCGATACTGTAGGAATAACCGATGTGGTTTCCGTGTCCGTTGGTAGGATCGTAGTTTTACTGGATAATGTGGGAATAACTGATGTGGTTTTTACGTCAATTGGTAAGATCGTAGTTTTACTGGATAATGTGGGAGCAACTGATATAGTTTTTGTGTCAATTGGTAGGATCGTAGTTTTACTGGATAATGTGGGAATTACAGACGTTGTTTCTCTATCGATTGATTTTGTGATAGGTTTGTCTGACCCAGTGGGAATCACAGATGTTCTTTCCAAGGTTGGAACATTTATAAGACCAATCTTCGATGCAGAAGGAATCACCGATACGATTTCTATCTCGGTAGGAAGAATTGTGGTACTTGTCGATACTGTCGGAATTACCGATGTGTTTTCTTCGACACTTGTATTAATTACGACATTAATTGATACGGTGGGAATAACTGATGTATTAAGTCGGAGTTACTCTGGAGTAATTTCAATCGCTGGTTTTGTTGGAGTCACTGATGTCTTTAGTAGAATTGGACAGTTTAGGAGAAGTCTAACTGATTCGATGGGGATAACAGATGCCTTAAGTAAAATTTATGCCGGGGTAGTTTCAATAAGTAATGCCGTTGGAATTACTGATGCGATTGTAGCTATTAGAGGAATTATTGTTGTTCTTGCTGATTCTGTAGGAATCACCGATACACTTTTAGCAATTTCTAGAATTTTAAGAAGAGCAATTATTCTTTTGAAATCATTGTTGGGAATTACAGTAGAAGAAGAATCTCAGATTTCTATGACGATAGCAAGAAGTTCTCGTCTTTCAGCGGTACTTCCAATGGTTTCTAAACTTCCAGCAATACTTATGTTAGACTCTGGAATTTCATTGGTAATCGAGTTGGTTTCTCAGACTGAAACGGAGAGATATTAATATGACAGATGAACAGAAATTTTATGTTGACGACGATCCCTTAATTCGGATTGATTGTATAAATAGTCTTCTTGGAGCAACAAACCCAAAAATTCTTTATCAGAAACCTGACGGAACTGAGGGATCATGGATTGCTTCAATTGAGGACGAATATTATTTAGAGTACCAAACTGTGGAAGATGATCTTGATCAAGAAGGTATTTGGTTTTTTCATGCGTCTGTTACCTTTGGAACTGCTGAGAAAGTGGGCAACTTGACTTCAATTGAAATTTACGCTCGATTTAAGGGCTAATCGATTGTAGTGATTACTATTATGAGGTGTCTTTATGAGTAGAGTACTTGGCTTGTCAAGGAATGTTTCTACGGGTGACCGTAGGATCGCTGTTATTCAGAGAGCAGCGGAATCAGAATACAGGCCAGTTTTTCCGGCAGATATACAAGCACTATTTAAAAATGAAGCATATCCTAGCCTAAAAAAGTTCCTTCTTTTTTGGACAATGATGGATACGATTAAAGTGCATGGATATACTCGTGCGGCTATGAGTGCTATTGGTCGTGCTACGATTGGTGCATGGTGGAAATTGTCGAAGCATGATGACTGGGGAGAAGCGGCTACAGACGAACAACGCACGAGGCTACTTCGATTTTATGCTAATCAAGAGCGTGAATGGGATAACATTAAAGATTATCAAAGTTTGGCGTATAAACTTACCATTGGTGCAGAGTATCTACGTTTTTTTGGTCAGGCTGCGTATCTTTTAATTCGCAATAATGCAGGGCAAACAATTGGTTTTGACCATCTACCGGGACTTGTTGTTCCTAACGTGGATGAATTCGGTTATTTTAAGAGTCCAGCCTTTATTCAGTATCCTGTCAAAGACCCAAGAATTCGAACTGAAATTGATGATCCAGGCGATATTGTATTTATTATGAATCCTGATTGGGAAGGATCACCTCTTGGTGGATCAGATATCGAGGCTCTAACAGAATACACGCTTCCGCTTGATTTGTATCTTCAAACGGCTGCTCGTGAGTATATGAAAAATAGCAATCGTCCGGAACTTATTTATATGCTTCCGCACGACATTTCTGATGAAGCCTTTGACACATTTGTTTCACTTTTAAATAGCAAATATGCTGGACCGCAGAATCGAGGGCGTAATCCGGTTGCTGTTCAAGGCGAATTAAAAATTGAGCGGGTAGATGATTTACCGGATTCTCTTCCGTATATTGAAGCCCGAGATGATGTTCGAGAAGAAACGTTGGCTGTAGCCGGAACAAGTGGTCCGGTTCTTGGAATTGGAGAGACTTTATCAAGTGCTAATATTCGTGAAGCTCGTAGACAGTTTCATGAAACAACTATGGAGCCGCTTTTTAAATTAGTTGAAACCGCTCTTTATGAACAGGTTCATGTTCGTGAATTTCTTTCTGAAGGTTGGGTTTTTCAATTTAACAATCCAGATTTTATGACCGCAGTGGAACGAGCAACAGTTCATATGCGATATATTCAATTTGGAGTTTTGAGTCCTAATGAAGCTCGTGAAGAATTGGGGCGGGAAGATAGGGAAGGCGGTGATATTTATATAATGCCTTCTAATGTAGGTCAAGAACCACGAGGTAGTCCACCTGAAGGTCGAGAAGACGAAGAGGATTCTCCATCTGAAACGGGAGAACCAACTAATGATGATCAAGACCCGCCTCGTGGAGATGATCATGATGATGCTGCTAGGCAACTTCAAGAACTTGAAGCTGGAGTTGGTCCGTTTCTTACAACAACTCGTTCTGAAGCTAATCCTCAATTAGGTGATTGGCAAGGTCCAGAGATTAATGCTGAATCTTGGGATGAAGCACAGGGACTTGCGAATACTTTTCGAACCGAGGTTACCGGAAGGTTAATTGCAGAGATTCGGGCATGGCGTAAATTTGCTGTAGGTCGAATGAGACGAGGGATGAAACTTCGTTCATATAGAACAGAACATATTCCCGTAGAAATTGCAAGTTTAGTACAAAAACGGCTTGAACATGCCCATGATGTAGAAGCCGTAAAAGAAATTTTTGAGAATGTTTTTGGAATTGTGGAGGAAGTTCAAAATGGCTAAAACAACCGAGTGGTTTTGCATTAATGAGGAGTGCAGACGATGTTTGGGGAGTGTTCTTGGTGGTGAATTTCATCCGGCAGAAGATATTGGGGGAAAGTATATGCAAACAAGAGGACCCAATCTTGTAATTCGTTGTCCTGATTGTAATACTCCGAAGGTTTGGTATACTGCTGATCCAATTACAAGAGCGATGTATCAATTGGTAGACGCAATTTCTACTCAAGCTGCACGAAGAATGGTTTCTAAAGTTAGTGAGTTGACTCTTAGAAAAGAATAAAGAGATTTTATAAAAAAGGAAGTTTCCGATTTTGTGTGGATTCAATTGTAGAGGAATAGATGAATATGTCAAACATAGTAATTAGACGTAGAACGCATCGATTGGCTCCTCGTAGCCCGGATATTGATGGATTTCTTCCAGAGGCGGTAGTTCCTGTTCTTTACGAACGCTGGAAGAATATTTGGGGTATTCCTATTGTACTGCATGGTGGAGCCAAGTCACTCACCTGTGATATGGTGAAAGATGTTGGATTTCAAAAATTATCACGAGTTTATGGGGTTCGTCGTGCAAAACTACTTATTGAAGCTGCGCAGAGGGGAGCCCTCTAACTTTTGAAGGAGACGGACATGGCTGTACGATCACGAGGACAGTTTATTCACAAGCATATTGGTGTTCCACTTAGTAAGGGTTTTGTAGTTCAGGAAGATGGAAGTATCTTTGTTCGTGGATTTTTTACTAGTGATGCAGTTGATGAAGTTGGTGACATTATCACAAGGGAAGCAACAGAAAACGCTATTCCGAAGTACCGACAATGGGGCAATATTCGTTATATGCATATGCCTAAGCCAGTTGCAAAAGTTCTTAACATTGGTAAAGATGATGGTCTTAAGTGGAATGAGGTGGAGATTCATGTTATTGATCCCGAAGCCGTGTTCCAGGTTAAGAATGGGCTTTTGAAAGCTTTAAGTGTTGGTATTATTATTAGTTCATGGGCTGACATTGAGATTGATGAAGAGACAGGTGGTTGGACGATTGTTAACTATGATCTTGTTGAGATTAGTTTGGTAGATCATCCTGCTAACTATGATGCACGTCTCTTTTTGGATGAAGAAAAAAGTGTTCCTATGAATCGAGAATTGCGTCAAATGGTTGTTGAACATGGTTTCGCCATGGTTTCTAAAGCCTTGGGCGCAGTTACGACCCCTGCAACGGAGGAGGGAATCGATATGACAAAGTTACAAAAGGACCTCCAGCCGGAAGAGGAGATCGTGGCGGAGGAAACTATCGAAGAAGAGATCGAGGCATCAGTTGACGAAGCTGAGGAATTGGCTGAGGAAGAGACTGAAGAAGTACTTGAATCTTCTGTTGATGAAGAAGAGGAAGCTCTTGAAGCAGTAGAAGAAGATGAGGGTGTTGAAGAAGTTCTTGAAGACCTTGATGTTCGACTTACTGAGGAAGATGAAGAGAACGATCCAGATAGCGTTTTGTTTGATTCTCAAGAAGCTACCGAAGAGACGGACCTCGAACCTGAGGAGGAAGTTGCGTCCGAGGTTGACACAATCGAGGAAGAATCGATTGAAGAGGAAGAACTGGGCATTAGTCCAGCTACCGTGGAAGAGTATCTTCCATTGGCAAGGGCTCTAATTGATGCTCTCTCAGAGGCCGAGGCAGAGGTTCAGGGAACTGAGCAGCCAGAGGCGGAGAAAGTAGAAGATGTAGAGGAAGCTGATGAGGAGGAATCCACATTAGTAGCTGAGGTTTTAGACCTTCAGTTCCAAGTTGCAGAGTTGACAGAGATGGTAAGTAATCTTATGGAGCCTGCAAAGCGAAAGGGACAGACAGCAATAACTGCTCTTCCACATGAGACTGCTGAAGAAATTCAAGAGTCTTCGGAGAGCGCAGGTGGTAAAAAGCCTGATATGCTAAAGTCAGCAATTCGCAATTATCTAAGTGATCAGCCACGAGTTACGATTCGTGAGCGCAGTTAATCTTTTTTAAAGGAAAAATCATGGAAACCGTAAAGGATCGTATTTATAAGAATATCATGGAGCAGATCGGCGGTGGAGAAGAACTCCGAAAGGCACTTCTAACCACTGGTGATGGTGCTGCACTTTTGCCTTACGATCTTGACCCGATTCTCCACGAGGAACTTTTGAAGCTTCAGCCTCTTGCTGTATTGTTCAGTGTTCTTGAGGCAGGAAGCAAGACCCACGAGTACAATGTTCGTTCTAGCCACCCGCAGGCTTGGTTCGAAGGTGAGGTCACCCCGGCGAATGCAAAGAACTCGGTCTACCAGCGCAAAACTGTCCAGATGAAGATTCAGCGTATTTGGGGATCGGTTTCTGGTTTTGCTCAGTCTATGGATGAGGGCTTCATTGATGCGCTCTCCACTGAACTTGAGGGTTCGCTCGAAGGTATGTCCAACATCATTGAATATGGTCTCATGTGGGGCTGTGCAGATGACATTACCTTCACTGGTGATGCTTATCAGTACTCAGGTATTATTCCTCGTATGTTCGCCTATTCTCCTGCCAACATCATTGATGGTGGTGGAAACATAGTCGCACTGGATGACTTGGATCAGGCAATTGCTAAGGCAACAGGATTCCGAGGCGTTCGGGGAGACCCGAAGGTTTGGCTCATGGGCACCCGTATGAAGCAGGTTGTCGATGGCCTCCAGACTAAGGTTCAAATTCCATTGACCGAAGCAGTATTGGCCGATGGAAAAATCATCATGGCAGCATATGCAAACGTTCCGATCATGGAATCTGACTTCATTTCTCCGGCAGAAACCACAACTTCCCCTGCTGTTACCGCAACTAAGGGTGCCACAGGCTCATTGATTGATGACGAGTACTTCTACGTTATTTCATCTGTGACCGCTTATGGCGAACAGGTTGCTGGTACAGAGGATAGTGATACCACGGAAACAACCAACAACGAAGTCAACCTTGCGTGGACCGCTGATGCCACTGCACTTCTCTATATTATTTGGAGAGGTCTTGCAACCGGAAATGCAAACTTGAAGATTCTTGATATCATCCCGGCATTGACCTATGACTCCGCAGGTACAGTCAATGGTTCAGTTGAAGCATACTTGGATGATGGTTCTATCGATACTGGCGCAGGAACAACTCTTAAGGCAATCAAGCCGTTGTCTGCTGGTGAGCAGAATATTCTTCTTGCCAATTACAACCCTCGTCGTGGTGGAGCATTCTTGGGTAAGATCGATGATATGGGACGACAGACTGACCGTCTATTCTCGTTTGTTGAACTAGCTCGTATTAAGGATACCTTTGACTATATGTTGAAGGGTTACATCGCAGCACGTCTCGTTCATCCAAACTTGGTTAGTGTAGTCCGTCACGTTAAACTGGCCTAATCCCATAGGTCTTTTAGAGAAATCTGGTGGGGTGTCCCTTGTGGGCACCCCATTTTTCTTTTCGATTGTAGTACTTAGTCCAAATTTAGACTTTAAAGAGGATATTATGGCTTGGGAATTGTGCTCTAAAGAAGAAGCAGTATCACTTCATCCATTTCCAGTTAGTGATTTAAAAGATTTCTGGAGTGAAGTGGTTGATGATATGATTCGAGAACGGATGGGTACGCCTAATCTAGGATTGTCTATTGTACTTACAAATGAAACACATGATGGGGATGGAACAAACTTGCTTATCGTGCGAGAACCCCCAATTATTTCGATTGAAGCAATTCGAATTCATGGTGTTGCTCTGATTTCAGGAGATTATGTTGTTTATTCTAATCGAGTAGAACTTACAACTCAGAATTTTCCTGAGGGTGTACTGAACGTTCAGATTGATTATACTTCAGGAGATACTACGGTTTCTCCTAAGATTAAGGCAACTGCGGCTGCTATGATTGCAGCGATTATTAATTATCGTCAGCGTTATGGTGCTGATTCCACGATTAAGTGGGCTTCTCCAGATCGACAAGAAGGAGAGACAACTCCGAATTTAAACGTTGGTTTGACCTCACACCTAACACAGATTATGAAGCGTATGCTTCGTAGGGAGAAGATTCGTGCTTCCTAAGTCTGATATGACTGCTGATTATGGCATAGGAGCTTTACGAGTTCATGTTGATCTTGATGAGGTTCAAGGTCTTCTAAAGGATCGTGTTGTACATAGAAGGATCGCTGATGATTTTTTAGAGACGGCTGCACTGTCGGTTGCTGAACGAATTGCTGAACTTGCACGACAGCGCCTTGCTGTAGGTGGTAAAGAGAATGTTGGTGCCAGTGGTGCATCTGCCAAGAATATTTTTGTTAGAAAATCAGGTGAGCATGATGCAGTAATTTATGAAGGACCTATAGGAGCGAATATTTTTATTCGTGAGGGTCGTTCTAAAGGAGCTAAGAAGCCTCCTGCCAAAGCAATTGTAGATTGGATGGTGACTAAGCCGGGGTTTGTTTTTAAACGTCCTTCGGATCAACGTGGGACATGGAGAATGACCAAGTATGGTGGTCCTAGAGCGAATCTTCGTAGCCGACCATCTCGACCTTTTAAGCGGGACCTTAAGCAAGCTGCTGGAATTATTGCGAATAAAATTGCTGAACGGGGTATGTCACACTTTACATCAAAATATCCACCTGGAACTCCTCGATATGATTACTACGGTGAGATTATGTCTAGGACTCCTGGGGCTGAACATTTTCATCGGATGGTACGGAAAGGGTATTCTACTTGGTTTAGATTGTATGTTAATTTCATTCGTCGTGGATTTATAAGTAAAATTGGTAAGCGGGAGTTTGGAGGATAGTTGTGGGATATAGAGAAAAAGAGCAAGCTGTTATTGATGCGATTTATGCAGCGTTTAGTGAACAGATGGATCATACGGATCAGGTGGTTGCTGGAGATATTGATACCTTGTTAACGCAATTATTTGGTGAAAGTAAAAAGTACGGATGTCTATTAGATTTTGGTGGAGGAAGTCGAAGTTTTATTGAACCCTTCAAGAAAAAGATTTGGAATTGGAGTATTATTGGGGTATTTATGCTCCGTTATACTGGAGAGATAAAAGAAGTTGAGGATGAACTTCGAGAGATTATTGAAATCCTAGCAACATTATTTGAGGGGGATCACACTCTTGATGGTAAAACACCATGGGTTAGAATAGAAAGAATAGATCAACCAGAAGTTACACAGATGAATGATGTACCGATGTATTGGTTACCTTTTGAGATACGTGTGGTTGAAGGACCTGATTTTTAAGGAGGAAATATGTTCCAAGATTCAAATGAACAGCCTGAAGTTGAGCCTGTTGAAGAAGAAGTAGTTGAGAAGGCCGTGGTTGAGGAGACTATAGATGAGGCTATTATAGTTGAGGAACCAAAGCCTAAGAGATCACGTTCTTCGAAGAAAAAGAAGAAGGAAGATAAGGTTATTCCTTTAGCATCTATTGATCGTCATCTTCAACCGAAAGAAGAAAAACCCGAGTTGTCTGGTCGAGTACCTTTAATCCCAGATAAAGAAGTAAAATTCCCTGAGGGAACTGAAATTGTTGGTGCAGCACTTGTTAAGAAAATGCTTCGTGACACCTCGTTTCGTCGTCAGGGTATTTCTGAACGTGTGGCTTATCTTGGTCGTGGAACTAAGCAGAAATGGTTTGGTTTAGAACTTACTTCTTGGAGAGTTGCTAAGGGTGGTATCCTTTATGTTCCGGAGGTCTTGGCAGGTTTTACTTTGCTTAAATCTTGGGAACGGGTAGAAGAGGATGCACCTGATGGATTTGTGGCGTTTAGAGCACAATAACAATTGAAGGAAGTAGGTGAAGGAAAAAATTGTGAACTAAGACAGCGTACTCTGTTGTGTGACGGAGGTGCATAAGAAGATACTTTACGGAGGATATTTAAACATGGCTGCAATTGTTGGAATTGACGCAAGAGTGGACCTTTCAACTGATAGTGGACAGAACTGGAGCCCTCTTTCTGAACGAAACGAGTTCACCATCACGATTTCAGTCGATGTAGCTGAGCGTAGGCCGTTTGTTGCATCGCTTGCAGATGCGTGGGTTTACAAGGCTCGAACGTGGATGAACTGGAGTGGTTCTCTACGTGGTTACTACGATGATGCTGATGACACCATTTTTGATACTATGAAGGCAGGAAATGTCGTCATGCTTCGATTCTATGATAGTCGTGCGATTACTACAAAGTACTGGGAAGGCGATGCCCTCCTCACATCAGTTGAGCACGGTGTTACCACCGAAGACTTTGCAACACTATCAGTGGATTTCGAAGGCGTGGGCTCTCTAGACAGAGTAAGCTCATAATCTAAGTGACAGATAGCCTTTAGTAGAACCCCGGCCTGCCTTGGTGCGGGTCGGGGTTATTTCTATATTGAATAGGAGTGAGAGAAATGTCTGAAAGTAGTGTGAAACTGGAAGTTGCAGGAAAGACGTTTGAATTAGTGAAAGTGGGTCGAGAACAAGCTGAGCAGGTTATCCAACTTGGTAAATGGATTAACGAGTATGGCATTCCGGCCCTCTCCGGAATGATGAATGAAGAAGGAGAAATTTCCTTCGTTAGCGGAATTGACCTTTTAGGCGATGTTATTGAAAAGTTGACGGTCGATGCTATTATCGATCTGTTTGTACTGGTTTTTGGTTGTTCAAAGACTTTTGCCAATAAAAACTTTGATATTGGTGTGTTAGTTGAAGGGTTGACGCTTGTATATGAAGCACAACCTTCTATTGGAAAAGTTATAAGCCGTTTTTTCTCAGCGGCTACGTCCGTAGAAAATACGGAAGAGCCCTCCACGATGTCAGAGTTGCCTACGGATGGGTAGACGATATCATCTTTGAACACATCGAGATATACGGGCTGACGTGGTTGTTTGAGACGTGGAAGTATGTTAGAGAAGACAAAGCACAGCATTATCGTTGGATGATGCTTACTGCGCCGTTAGGAAAAACCCCTATGGATAAGCGGGGCGGTCAATCTTTGCGCTCTTATTCGCAAAAGCTTGATCGTGCTCTACAGAGTATGACTCCATGGACGGATGATTCGAAGTTCACAGCTTTGCGAAGAAAACACGGGAAACGAATGAGAGAATCGGATTCCCAAGTAGTTGTCACTTTTGATGCTGACGATGATCCACAAAGTCCTTTATTTAAAGGCGCAACGTTAGCAGGTGACCGGACAAAGAAAAAAGCTGAGGACTAAATGGCGGGATCAACCCATACCATTACCCTGAAGTTTACAGGTAAAGATCAAGTTTCAGCCACGATCAATAAAACGAGTCGTGGTATTCAGGTTTTGGGTAAGGGGCTTAATACCTTTTCTCAAAGAATGAGTAAAACTACCGTACAGGGTGGGGGATTTGTTAAAACCCTTTCTGCAATTACTGCTGGTGGTAGAACTGCTGTCAACACCTTCATGAATTTCAGCAACTCATTGCGACTTGCTGCACAAGGTATGATGTCTATTGGTAAGTCCATGACATTGTTCCTAACTCCTGCAATTTTTCTAATAATTAAAAAGGCTGCGGACGTAGCAATTGGTTTTGACGCTGCGTTAGTTCGTGTTTCTAAGACGACACAATTAACCGGGGCTCGTTTGAAAGAGCTTGCTTTGGGTATTCGTGAAATGGGAGTTACGACTGCCACATCACAAGTAGACCTCGCAAAGATGGCTGAGCAGATTGGTCAGCTTGGTGTGCGAGATGTTCCTGCAATTTTATCCTTGATCGATACTTTTAATATGCTTACTATGGCAACCGATATTAGTGCTGATAAAGTTGCTAATTCGATGGGTAAGATTGCTAATGCTTTTGGTATTGATCTAAATACTGAAGAAGGGGCTGCGCAAATTGCACTTCTGTCTTCAGTTATTAACCGACTTGAAAATGATTTTGCAGCAGCGGCTCCTGAAATTTTAGCAGCATTGGAGAATTTTGCTCAGGTTGGTAGTTTGATTGAATTTCCACCTGAAGCGGGTGCCGCATTTGTTACTGCTTTAATTGATGTTGGTTTCGGTGCTGAAGAAGCTGGTACTGCTCTTCGTAATATGACAATCAAGGTTGTTCAGAATGCTGATGAGGTTGCTCAATTAATGTCAGCAACCGAAGGTTACGGAGATGCACAGGCAGTTATGAATGCGATTAATGAGGATGCTGTACAGGTTCTTACTGATCTTGTTCATGCTGCTTCTATGGGTGATGAACGAGCGCAAGCGTTATTTGCAACTATTGAAGCTGGTGGTATTCGAGGTGGTAAGGCTTGGGCTGCAATGGCTGGTGGTATTGATACTTTTGATAGGGCTCTAGCAGTTGCCAATGATGAAGTAGCAAGTGGGATGTCTCTCTGGTACGAGTATCAGGCAGCACTTCTTTCTACTGAAAATCAATTGAAAGTTCTTCGTAATAACGTAAGTGAGATTGCTCTTGTATTAGGTGATACCCTGCTTCCTGTTATAAACGAAATTGTTCAAATGACTATTCCTGCGATTCGTTGGTTGGCAGAAGAATTTAAACGACTTTCACCTGAAGTTAAGAAAGCGATTCTTGTTGTTGCTCTACTATTAGGTGTAGCTGGACCATTGATTCTATTCCTTTCACAAATTGGATTTGGTATTGCAATGGTTATGATGTCCTTTGGACGAGCACTTCAAGTTATCGGTTCATTATCTATGGGTTTTATAAAATTGGGTGGAGCGATAGTAGGTATCACGGGTTCGATTGGAGGATTACTTACAGCCGGAAATTTGATGGTTACCGGATTAGTTGCGGGTATTGCTTTTCTGGTTTTGAGATTTACAGGACTTGGTAAAATTCTTTCCGATTTCTTTATCAATTTAGGAGAACGTGCTAAAGCTTGGGGAGAAAATCTTATTATAACCTATGGTGCGGGTATGTTGTCCGCAGCGGTTTCGGTTCTTGCCCGAGTACTCTCAGCTATTGGTAATTTTATTGGTAGGTTTTTGGCTGGTAGTTCTCCTCCGGATGTAGGACCACTTTCCCATATTGATAAGTGGGGACGAAATGTTTTTGATGCTTTCTTGGGTGGATTCTTGAAAGCTGATTTTGGTATTTTACAACAGGTTGGTAATATCATTGAGAAGGTTTTTGCTACTTTAGCAAAAACTGAACTTATCGGGGATAAAGCTCAATTTAAGTTCGCAATGCAAGCTCGACAAGACCTAGCAAAACTCATTAATATTTTTAATGATACAGGTCAAGTTGCTCAGGACGTTTTGAATGACATCACAGCTAATCTGGGTGAGGCTGCTGATGAAGTTCAGGAACTTATCCGACTTTGGTTGGATTATAATCGTATTCAGAAAGAATTAGCTGAAATTGAAAAGCAGCGTGAAGCAGTGCTTGACTTATATCGTCAGGAGATTCAGCTTATTGCTCAGTCGAACATGACAGCGGAAGAAAAAGCTGATGCAATTCGAGAGGCTATGCGTGATCGAGATGAGGAGCTTCGTATCTTAGCGCAGGAAGAACGAGAGCTAGAAAAACAAAAGGATATTGCTCAAGAACAATTAGAAACGCAGAAAGCTATGATCGAGGCAATGCAGCATCAAGATGATCTTCAAGCGAAACTTATTGATTCCTTGGAGAAGATGTCTGGTGCATTGAATGCGCTAGGTGATTTCGAATTTCCTTCTTTGGCTGCGCTTGATACAGGTGCGTGGCAGGAAGAATTAGAAAATACGTATGAAGACATTGTTACCCTGGAAGAGCGCATTGGAATGATGTCTGTTGTTTGGGATGCATTTCTTGCTGGTTTCCAGGGTGAAGCATTAAATATTGCTGGATTCTTAGCAGAGAATTTGACTCCTAAAGAAATTGAGCTTGCACAGTTTTACGGTCTTGAAAATATTGATCCAGACCTTGCTGAGATTGTTGGTAAGATGGAACGAATGCATGAACTTGGTGGAGATGTTGGTGGTGTTTGGGAAAACATTTCTGGTTTTATTGAGGACGCAAAAACGTTTATTAGTGATCTTACTGAAGGAAAGATTGATATTCTTCCTGAAGGATTGGGTGATAGTATTAAAGATATAGCGGATGCACTTGGTCCAATAGCTGATTTTTTTACAAATAATCTAGATGAAATTCTGATCTTTTTAGGAACATTTGCTTTGCTTAAGCCAATTCTTGGAGCAATAGCTGGATTTTCTTTTGCAGGTCTTACTGGATTCTTAACATCTGGAGCCCTTGGAAACTTAGGAGCATTTATTACTCTTATTCCAACAGCATTATCCAGTGGTGGTATAATGGGGATCATGACTTTACTTGTTACTCTTCTTGGTCCTGTAACAGCATTAGCGGGTGCTCTTGCATTACTTGTTACTGTGCTTATTACAAAAGGGCCTCAAGCATGGCAAACGTTAAAAGACTTGTGGTTTATTCTTAAGTTTAAACTTATGGAATTTTTGAGTAAGGCTGGAGTTTGGGCTGGTGAAGTAGTTGAAGGTGTTATTGAGTGGTTTGAGGGAATTGGTGAGGGACTTAAAGGAGCAGGCGAATCAATTATTGCGTGGTGGGAAGAAACAACTGCCGTAGCCGGAGAAGGTTGGGAAGATGTTAAAGAAAAGATTTCTGATGCTTGGGAGGGAATAAAAGAAACAATAGATACAAAAGTAGAAGAAATTAAAACAGCCATATCCACAAAATGGGAAGAGATTGCAACGATTATTTCTACGTGGTGGGATGAAATTACGACGGTAACAGGTGCAAAATGGGATGAAATTACAACAGCTTTGGGTACAAAGATAGAAGAAATCGTAACACTTGTAGCTACAAAATGGGAAGAAATTACAACAGCGATTTCTACAGCATGGGAAGCGTCTGAAACAGTGACAAGTGAAAAGTGGGAAGAAATTAAAACGGCTATAGGTACGAAGATAGCAGAAATTGTAACCGCTGTAACTACAAAGTGGGAAGAGATTACAACAGCAATTTCTACAGCCTGGGAAACAGCTAAAACAACGACAGGCACAAAGATAGATGAGATTAAAACTACAGTAGAAGCAAAATGGCTTCTTGTTAAAACAGCAATAGATACAAAGGCGGAAGAAATTAAAACAATGTTGTCTGAAAAATGGGATGATGTTAAAACAACAGTAGAAGAAAAAATAAAGGATTGGGTTGCTGTTATTGAGGAAGGTTGGGAAGACTTTAAGACTGCTGGTGCAGATTTGATTAGTGGTGTGGTTACTGGTATTACAAGTAAAACCGAGGCTGTTGTTGGTGCACTTCGAGAAATTTATAATACCGCTCTAGCATGGTGGAATAAAATTTGGGGATTAGGATCACCTTCTAAGGTCATGTTTGAATCCGGCAAGTTTATTGTCCGAGGTGCTGTTGAAGGTATCGAGTCAATGAGTGAAGAGTTTAAATTGGCTCTTGGTGCATCTACGGGAGGTTTATTTGGTGAGGCTGGTGGTCTTGATCTTGAACCTGCTTTTGATTTTGGTGGGGCTATTCCTCAATCTGTTAATGCTGTTACAGGTGATGGGAGTAATCCGTCAATTACTCTTCAGTTTGGTAAGGATTCTGTGCGCAGCGATCAGGATATTGAAGATATTGCTGAAGCAGTTGAGCGAGTGTTAGCTCAACGTGCAGAAGGAAATATGAGTGTGGGAATGGCGTTCGGAGAAGAACTCTAATTCTCCTGTGAGAATTGTAGGTGTAGATTATGACGTTTACATTAATTTTAAGGGATGATACACAAGCAGTTAACCTTCTAGGTACAGCTTATCATCTTCGAGATCGTGGATTAGATATTTGGACACCTAAGAAAAAACAGGTTTGGGGTGGTGAATCTGTTTATGCACACGGTTCACAGCTTGTTACGTCTACATTTGAGAATCGAAGGATTCGTATGTGGTTTCATGTCACAGGAATAAATCGAGATGAAATTGCGGCTAACGTGAGTCGAGTTGAGCGTCTTTTAGAAAATGCTCGACAACGTTCTATTGCGGAGACTGGTTCTCGTGTAGAAATTGAGTATAAGTGGGATGGTGCTTCCGAAGCTACATTTTTTGAGGTTCTTGATGGGGAACTTCGTTGGCCAAAGGATACAATGTCGGTTCAAGGTGTTCATCAAAAGGATGAAGATGGACGTTGGATTCTTCAAAATTTTTATCTCGTGCTGATTTGTGCCCCATTTGCTTATCCAATCTCTCCGGTTAGTGGTACACCAGCGGAGCTTGGACTTACTAATGGAAATGGTTCGGATCAGACTGGTGGACTTGCTGTTTGGAATCATGATGACGCAGGTTCAGGACACGATACCTGGGTTGAGATCGATGGATCAGATTTTGAAGGAGACTTTCCTGCTAAGGTAAAACTGGTTCTTGAGGCTGATTCTGGTGAGTCTGAAAAAACCAGTAAGATTTATATTGGAGTTCGTAAGGGGAATCTGGGATTTGTACATATTCTGGAAGATGATGCTGTTTCTGCTTCTGGAAAGGATGATTCGGTTGGTTCTGCATTGGCAGATGATGGTGGAACAATCACAGATGAAACCACTGAAGCAAACAATGCTACAACTGATGATATGACGTTGCTTCCAGCTACACCAGCGGTAAACGACGCATATTATTTTGGTAAAGATACACAATTTAGTGAAATATCAATTAATATTAGTCAGGCTGGAGCAGGAACTTGGACGATTACCTGGGAATACTGGGATGGTGATTCTTGGGATGCTCTTGCAGGGGTTACTGACGATACAACTGGATTTACGGTTTCTGGTACAAACGTTGTTAGTTTCACGCTTCCGGGTGATTGGGCGGTTAAAGCAGTAGATCAGATTTCATTGGCTGCTGCAATTGCTGATGATGGTGGAGCGTATACGGATGAAACCACTGAAGCCAATAACGCTACAACCGATGACATGACGCTTCTTCCTGCTGAACCAGTAGTAGAGGATGCTTATTATTTTGGATCGAGTAATCCATTTGATCAGATTGATTTAAATATTAGTCAAGCAGGTGTTGGTAGTTGGACAATCGTTTGGGAATATTTTGATGGATCAGATTGGCAGACGATTCCTGGACTTACAGATGATACGGATGATTTCACAGCCTCCGGAACAAATTCTGTTGGTTGGTCTGTGGCTCCTAGTGATTGGGCAACAACAACGATTAACAGTCAAGGACCATACTATTACGTGCGTGCTCGGGTAAGTGTATATAGTGAAATAACCACACAACCGTTAGGTCAGCAAGCTTGGCTTGTTCCACAGGTTGCTTACTTTATTCGAGGACGAGTGAGCGCATATACCAGCATTTCAACACAACCATTGGGTCAGCAGGCTTGGGTTACTGAAGAAATTGCTGATAGTGATTATTCTTCAGGAGGTACTTGGACAGAAATACAACATGATTATTCTGATGGAGAAGTCGATATTCTTGAGTGGGCTTTATCTGCTGCACAGGTAGAAGCAACACAAGGACCTTTCCGGTTTTTTGGTCGTTGTCATGAGACAGATCATTGGGATCAGAATTCTAGTTATGCAATTGTGGTTAAGTATGGAACGGATGTACTGTTTCAAAGTGAGTGGCGTAAACCAATTGATACACTTACAGAGCTTTTTGATTTTGGTACGGTTTATTTGCCTCCATGGTTAGTTGGTACGCCGACTGATTTAGCAGGTTTGAATATTGCGATTCGAGCTAAGAGAGATGTAACGGGTGTTTCGACACTTCGTTTTGATTATCTCGCTTTGATGCCTCAGGATGGTGGTTACCGTATCCTGGAGTATCGTACAACAGGGGTAGCTCAATTTGAATTTACGTTAGACGATGGGTGGGAAGAAGTTGTTTATCACATTAACTCCAGTAGTAAGAAGACAGGTTTGCCTTTTGGGTTGATGCCTCGAATTGAATTGGAGCCCGGTGTGGATCACAGAGTTTACTTCCTCCAAGAGGGAACTGCGAAGAACTGTGAAATTACTCGTCAGATGAATGTTCAGGTCTATGTAGTTCCAACATATAATGTGCTTGTATGAAACTATCAATAGCGATCTGGAAAAATTACAACGAGAATCCTGCGGACTTCAAGGAAATGACGGATCGCCATACTGGATTGGGGTTTGACACATTCCTTCATGGTGGATACGGAACAGCAAATTTCAAAGTAGAAGTCGGTGGGTATAATGCTATTCGTTGGTATCGGGACTATGTGGGTTACCACGCAGTCATTTTTGATCATCTTGGTCGTCGTTTATACGAAGGACGAATTGATGCAACGGATGCTGATGCCAAGGGCGTTAAAGTTGCTTGTGTTGGTTATTATGCTCATGCCCAAGATTTAACACACGGCATCATTTATCCTGCTGGTACGCCTACGTCGATTTCCGAGATGATTGAGGATACCGTGGATTTATCGGATCAATGGTGGAAGGACCATTCACGGATTAAAACCACAGTTACCGATGTTACTCCTCAGGATTTTACTGGGGAGCAAAAACTTCGAGATGCAGTTGAAGCGGTAACTAAGTTTGGTGATGATGGGGTGATTCCTGTTCCAATCTTTTTTGCAATTTGGGATCATCGTCAACCTTATCTTTTTGCTCAACCAGATATTACTACGGTTGAACCTGATTGGCAGGTTTTTGTAAAAGATTTTGGATCGGGAACTGGGCTAACGTTAAGTCGTAGCCGACGACAACTTTTTAATAAGATTCAAGTTCTTTACGATGATCCAGACATTGGACCGACGTTTACTGATTGGGAAGAGGACGACGTAAGTCAAGGATTGTTTGGTATACGAGAAGGAAGTTTGAACATTGGCCCTGCATTACCGGGAATTGCGAACACAATGGCCCAACTTGCAATAAATAGCTATGCTAAACCTACACAGGCTTCTCGATTAGCTATTTCAGGACGCATCTATACACAAGCTGGAGCGCCAGATTATCCATATATGGTACGAGCAGGACAGGTACTTCGAGTAAATGATTATGATCCTACTGTTGCACAGATCGTTGATTCTGCAAGTGGTGAGGATGCAGCAATAGCTTTTATTAATCGTACACGATATAGTGCAGAGAAAAACACACTTCAAGTTGAGCTTGGAAAGAAGAACGTGGCTCTTGATCTTCTTATGGCTCGATTGGGAATGGGTTCAGCGAGTATTCGATAATGAGTAGATTAACCCGTGATATCCGACGATTGAAATCATACTTCCTGTCTAAGAATGGTGGTGTGGTTCGTGGTGATATTAGTCCAAATGTTACGGATACACATGATCTTGGACGTACCAATAAGCGTTGGAAGAATATCTACGCAGAAAATGTTTTTGCTGATTCTGTTGCAGGTGGAGGAGGTGGTGGTGATGCGGATACTGTTGATGGTTTTGATGCTGCACAGAACCCGCTTCCAAATAACCTTCTAGCTTTGGACCCGCAGGCCGTATTTCCTATTGAAGTTTATCCAGCAGCACTCTTAAAAAGTGGAGTACGGGCCCTTGAAGGAAATATGGCAGTTGTTGCTGGTGCAACAATTGATGGTGTTGATATTAGTGAGCATACGCATACTGGAACAGGTAGTGACGGTGCACAATTAGCACACTCTGATTTAAGTGGATTGGATGCTGATGATCATCCTCAGTATACGCAAAGAGCCCAAGATGAAATTATTACGGGTGACTGGATGTTTACACATCTTCAGGATCGTTCTGCTGGTTGGCAATTTCTTCCTGACGACAAAGTTTTTAAAGCAATTCCCCACAACATGATTTTTACGGCTGATACGAGTAAAGCTTCGATTAGTCTTGGTGCACTGGTTTCGTCTGAGTATGCAATTTATATTTATGATGATGATGTTCCAACAACTTATGTAAAGATTGGTCGAGGAGACAACTCGATTACTCTTCATGGTACTGATAGTACATATAAACTTTGGGCTGGTGCTGCTGCTGCTGGTAGTGCTCCATTTCGTGTGGAAAATGATGGATCGATTTATGCTGTAGATGGTGAGATTGCTGGATGGGATATTGATACTACAACGATCTCAAAGAATGATCTTACTTTGAATTCAGTAGGTAGAATTGTTGCTGGTACAGGAAATGAGCTTATACAAATTGATGCTGCGGACCCAACTTGGAGAATTTGGGTAGGACATACTACAGCAGCCAGTGCTCCGTTTCGAGTTAATAAACTTGGACAAATGTATATGTACGATGCGTTTGTCACGGGCACACTTAAGAGTACGAACTTTATTAGTGGTCAGCAAGGGTTTAGTTTGGATTCTTCTGGATTAGCTGAATTCGATCAGATTATTGCTCGTGGTCGTTTGCAGGCTATGGTATTCGCTGAAGCAGCTATTTCCGTTGCTTCTGGCAAGTTAATTATTTCTGATGGTGCAGTACTATCAGTGGATTGTACGGATACCGATGATTATATTACGGTTGATGCAGATACTCTTCAACAGAATGACATTATTCGTCTCAAACCTGATGCTGTCCGAGATGAATGGATGCGAATTACTTCTCCGTATACTATAGTAGCCGATGGATTTAAATACTATGTTGCTCGTGGACTAAATGATGCAGAACCGACTTGGGATGGACCTTACGATTTTTATGCTGGTGAAAGTGTTGTACGACTTGGTTCAGCAGAACAAACTAATGTTGGTTATCCGTTATCTGCTGGTGAAGCTGGTGGTGAATATGGTGAGTATCAAGTAGCTGGTTCTGGTGCAAGTACGGGTGGTGGTTATCTTATTCTTGAGGGATCACGTAGTTTTGGTCCATTTTTTGGTGTTTCCGCTCGATATGGTCCAGTGTATGACCAGATTATTGATGTTGTCCGAATCGGTAATTTGAATGGTATCCTTGATTATACTAGTGAAGAATGGGGTGCATTTTTTGGTGATGATAACCAATATTTTGCTTATGATCAAACTGATGGACTACGGATTGAGTTTTCCGGAACGGATGTTGACTCTAGTATTGGTAAAACTGGAATAAAATCTGAAACGTTTAGATTTGCAAAGGTTACTAGTTCTCCAGCGTATGCAAATTATGAGGCTAAAGTATGGTTTGTTAATGATGGTGGAACGCTCAAACTTAAAAGTCGTTTAAAGGACGATGCTACTGAAGTTGAGCGTGAGCTTGGTGATATGTTTAGATCAGTTTATGACTCTGACTTAGACGATCAAGTAGAAGCTGCGGATTATGCTGACAATGCCGATACGGTAGACGGTGAACATGCTGATGATTTTGCTGACGCATCTCACGACCATGTTGAAGAGGATATTACTGATCTGGATCATGATGCTGCAAAAATCAAGGGTAAAGCTGTTGATACACCAGTGGCAGGTGATGATCAACAGCAAGCTACGTATGATAATGCGTCGGGTACGGTTAAGTGGATCAAGGTTGGTGGAAACGTTGGTTGTTTGATTGTTCTGGATGGTAGTGGTTCGGTGATTTCAACTGGAATCAAAATAGATATCATTTTTCCTGATGGACTAACGATCAAAGAATGGGTAATGTATGGGGATCAGTCTGGTTCAGCAGTGTTAGACCTATGGCATTGTACTTATACTGAGTTTGATAACTCTACTCACCCGGTGGTGGGTGATAGTATAACTGCTTCTGCGAAGCCAACAATTTCAGCAGCACACAAAGGTAAAGATTCGACATTAACTGGGTGGGCTAAAGCAGCCAGCATTGAAGATTGTTGGCGATTAAACGTGGATAGCTGTTCTGGATTCAATCGATTATCACTGCTATTAATTTTTGATAGGACACAATAATGCCGATTCAATATTTGGGAGCATATACGGATACAGGTGCGGTTGTTGCTTTTGTTCGTTGCGATAGTATTCCTCTTGCTACAGGAGAATCATTATTAGTATTTGTGGGGATTAAACATGATGGGGCTGCACGAAGTGTTTCTTCGGTTCAATGGGACCCTACTGGTGTAAACCAACCTTTATCTAAGATTTTTGCGTATAATAGTTCAAACGATCTTCGGACAGAATATTGGGGTAAGGTTGCTCCTACGGTCATGACAGCCAATTTGCGAGTTAACTTGAGTGATAGTACTCATGCCGTAGTAGCTTGGGCAGTACGAGTTAGTGGGTTGTTAGGTCTTACTCCGTATCATCATGGTGAGTCTGAGTTTTCTTGGGTTTCTGACTGGCCTAAGACTGTTACCGGGATAAATCCAACACGGTTTATGTTTGCAACACAGAATCATATCCGTAATAGTGGTACTTGGATACCGGATGAGATGACTGAAGTAAGTGAGCTTGGTGTAACAGGTACAACAAACCAAAAATCATTACGTGCAGCATTGATGTACAAACAGTGTGATGATTCGGATATGGCTGTGGGTGGTAATATGAGTGTTGAGCGTACTGGACACTTAATACGGGCAGCATTTGTACCAAAACCGACAGCAGGAAATCAAATAATTTGGATGACGTAGGAATTTTGTGGGATTAAAGGATTGTAGAGAGTATGACTGTTAATTTTCCTACTAGTTATGATGATCAAGCTTCTTTATTCGGGGAGCTAGATGATTTTGTGGTGGTAACCCTGGATGGTTCTATTACATATAACACTTTATCTGCAACATTTAACGAACTTTCTATGGTTGATAACCTTGACGTAGATACTCGTTTGGTATTTAAGGATAAGGGGTCTAGTCCTATTACATTTACTGGTGTTACAGATGATATAACTCTTGGTGGAACTTATGTTGGTCATGGAAAGAAAACTGAATATGTAGTTGAAATTGATGGTACAGGTTCACCAGATACTTTTAAATGGTCTAATGATGGTGGTTCAACCTGGGTAGAAACAGGAAAGGATTGTGTTGGTTCAGGTAGTCCTTATACTTTGGAGGAAGGACTTACAGTATATTGGACATCTACCACAGGACATACCCTAGCCGACAAATGGGAATGGGATTCTGGATTTGAAATTATTAATATCTCGGGTCATGGAGCTACGGGTGTTCTCAATATTTTGAGATCGTTCAATGGTAGCGTGGCTATGGCACATGCTGATGATGCTCAAGCAACACAGGACCCGGTTGAGTATGATTTTACGATTCTTCGAGAAGCATTGGTTGCAGCACAGAAATTTGCTGGTTTGGTGGGAGTAGATGCCAGTAAAACAGCAACGCCTGTTCCTGGTGAAGTATACATTGCAACGGATACAAATAAAGTTTATGTTTGTTTTGTAGCTAATACCTGGAAAACGTTTAATCGATCAGATCATGGTGATTACGCTAATTTAGGTGCTGATGATCATACTCAATACCATAATGATTCTCGAAAAGCAACATGGCATACAGCACTTACAGGAGACCATCTAACTACGATTGCCCATGATCATAGGGGAAGCGGTACAGAGGGCAATCCAACTAAAAAGTTTTCAACAGGATTAGACGCAAATAAAGGTACACCTTCGGTAGTTGGGCAAGTATATTATGGATATGATCAGAATAACCTGTATTTTTCTGCCAATGGATCAAGTTGGACCCGGTATACGGCAATGCCTAAAGGTACGGTTATGTTCTTTAACGCAGCATGTCCAACTGGGTGGACTGTAGTAACAGAGCTTGATGGTAAATTTGTGAAGCAAGCTGATGCTGCTGAATGGACTGGACTTGATGCTGGTGGAGTCGATACGCATATACATGAAATGCAAGATGTAGTGACACATAGTCATAGTGTAAATGCACAAGCAGGAATAACTTCAACAAGTAAAGGTAGCCATAATCATAACTTTAATGTTCGTATTTCTGCTGGTTCTGGTACATATTCATATGAATATACTTTGGTGGGTGAAACTTATTCAAATACAACTGGAAGTGGAGAGCACAGTCATACGATTACTATTGCGGCGTATAATTCTGGTGGTACTGGCAGTAATCCGGCAAACACAGACAGTGCTTCTAATTTGTTAGCATATTATAAGTTAAGAGCGTGCAAAAAGACTTAAGGAGTGAGAAATGAGTGAGAATGGAAAATTGCAAGATGATGGACGATTGTGTGTTCATCAGCATGATCTAACCGAATTGCGTAATTTTAGGATAGATCGAATTGAAATGACTATTGTAGAAGCAGGTTCGGTTTTTCGACAAGTTGAATCTTTTCTTCGGTTTATTCTTAATGGAGGAACCTGGAATCGAGATAGTGTGATTGATGATTTTAAGGTATGGCCTGATGAACCGACAGATGACCGACGACTTTGTATTGTTTGGAACCCAAATACAAACCAAGTTCAGTTTTCTGCGATTGGGATGAATTTATTTGAAGCAGAGATTGCAGCGCATAATGGTGCGCTTTATATGGATATACTATTAGTAGACCAAAAACAAGTTTGGAATGATTTTTACGGGGTAAGAGAGAATGGCGGAGCCGACAACAGTTAATTATCCCTCATCATATGAGGATAATACTACGCTTCTAGGACCTCTAGAGGAACGACAGACAGTAGTTGTTAAGACGAGTATTGGTGTTGCTGATCTTCAGATTACTTTTGAAGAGCCACTCACTGGATTAACTGGTCCATTAGCAATTCTATTTGAGGGTGGTGAAATCTGGTGGGTTGAAGATGATGATATTACTGTTGCTGATGGAGATACCACAATTTCTTTGGATACTTTGGATCAACGAGCGTTTCATAATAGTATTCTTCAGCCGCATAATGCTGGTGAGGAAGCGTACTTTACCCTTATTTCGACTCATATGAATCAGTATAAAAAAGCGATTGAAGCACTTCAACAAAATGGATTTCGTCTTGGTACAGCCGCAGAAAAAACCACGCATGAATCAAGTGCACTTGCAGGTGAAGGTTGGCTTGAAACTGATACAGGGCATATTTATTACTGTTTTAGTGCAGGAACTTTTACCCGAGTAGATTATAATTCACATAGTGACCTTGCTGGTTTGGGTGATGATGATCACTCCCAGTACCATACGGATGGACGAGCGGATACATGGCACTCTGGACAAAGTGGAGCACATATTAATTCTGGGGATGATCATGATCATTATAGTACTAATGAAGGTAGTGCTGTTTTAAGAATTGAAAGTGGGTTAGATGCCAGTAAGGGTTCACCAAGTTATGCTGGTCAGCTTTACTTTGCAACGGATACTGCTGAGGGCGGAACATTTTATATTTCGTCTGATGGTGTAATTTGGAATAAGATTTCAGGTGCTCCAACTGGGGCTATTGCTGCTTATGAGGGCGCTTGTCCAACTGGATGGACTCGATATACGAATTTAGATGGTAAGTATATTTATGTGGATAATACTAGTCCGGGATCAAGTGGTGGAGCACATACACACCAGCATGATTATTCAGCGATTCGTGAGCATTATCATGGAATGGATGCACCAACTACGTCTGATCAAACTGGTCCAGGTACTCATCGTCATCAATGGAAGCACCATTCAGGATCAGGAGGTTTTACTCGACGTGCTAGAACAGCGATTGTCACAGATACACTTAATACAACAAGTACAGGTGGGTGGTCTCATGATGCTACTGTTCCTGCAACTACGAGCGAACAAACAGGAGTAGCAAGTCCGTTAACTACTGTTGAAAATAGTGAATCTCCATATAAAGAACTTGTGTGGTGTGAGAAGGATTAAGCGATGGCTGAACCTACAGCAACTAAGATGCCTACGGCTTATGATGATAATACTACTCTAATCGGTGATCAGATCGATCAGAGAACTTTCACGTTGAATGGAACGATTAATAATGTAGTTCAAACGATTACTGTTATAGGAAGTCTAGGAGATGTTGAAGTTCCTTGTTATATCTTATTCACGGATGCAACCGATGAAATTATCTTTGCTGAAGGTAAATCAGGTAGTGATTTTACAAGTTGTGTACGTGGAGCCCGAGGTACAACTGCCGTAGGTCATACTACCGGAGCTAGTATGTCTTTGATTCTTTCTGGACAACAGATCAATATGTATCGAGAAGCTACAATTGCAGGTCAGAAATTTCAAGGTCTTGTAGGCGTAGATGCATCAAAAGCTGGTTCCCCACTTCAAAATGCGGTTTACTTTGCAACGGATACGAATAAACTCTATATCTGTCTGTCTGCTGGAAGTTGGACTTGGGTAGGAAATCGGGATGATCATGCTGATCTTGATGATTTAACAACTGAGGATGATCATGATACTGGAGGAAACGCATATCATAATGCCTCCCGAGCAGCTACATGGCATGATGGATTATCTGGTGGGCATGTTCAAGGTGGAGATACCCATGATCATGGTTATGCGGCAGTCTTAGGTATTGGTCGTGTACAAAATGGACTGGCTTCTGGACGTTCGGGCACTCCAACTTATGTGGGAGAAGTTTATTATGAAACAGACACAGAACTTCTTTATATATCTAAAGGAACTGCTTCGAGTGCTGACTGGGTTAAGATTGTTGGAGCCCCGGTAGGAACAATTTCTGCTTTTAGAGAGACAGATATTACTAACGAGTATGGTGGATCGTGTCCTCCTGGATGGACTCGATATACTACGGCTGATGGACGGCTTATTAAGGGAGCCCCAACAGGAGTTACCAGTCCGTTAAATACGGGTGGAACAGACACACACACACATGAGTACACAGATATTCCACAGCATACTCATCCAATTTCTTCTCAAGCTGCTGATTTAGTTGCTGAAGGTACACATAAACACAAAATTTCTAAACAGGGGTCTGGTAGTGGTTCTGGTTTGGCTATGGACTCTTCAAGTGCTGGAGGGACCACTAGTGTGCTTTCCGGAGGTGGACACACACATAGTTTTACTGCGGACGCACACAGTAGTAACTCTACAAAACGAACATCTGATGATGCTGTTGGTGTAGCTACAGGAACTTCTGAGACGGCTGATAATTGGCCTTCATACCAAGAAGTTATTTGGTGCGAGAAGACCTAAACCAATTGAAGGAATTAGGAGTAATACTATGGCATATGTAGTTGTTATCGATGTTTCGAAATGGCAACACGCAGATAAAGTTCCATATAAGGAACTGAAAGCACATGGTGTGTCTCTTGTATTTATTAAGGCAAGTATGGGTGGTGGGTATGATCGGGAGTGTGATGCCCATGTAAAGGCAGTACGAGCAGCGGGGTTACTTGTTGGACTGTACCATTGGTGTGATCCTACACAGAGCAATGATCGACAAGCAAACTTTTTTTCTGATCAAATTCGTAAGTATAAGCCGGACTATATTTGTTACGATGTTGAACATTGGTGGGATAGTTGGGATGCTTATTACAGTGGAACGGCTGGTCGTTTGTCTGCTACTCAGGTAGTAACAAACTTTCGCACGATCTATAAGAAAGTTTATCGAGATACACAATTTCCGTATGATCGAACTTTCCAGTACTCTGCTAAATGGTTTGTCGATTTGTATGGAGCACCGTTAATTACAGCTATTCGAGAATTTCCTGGACGTAATTGGTGGGCAGATTATACCCAGTTGTGGTTGTCAAACTGGGAAATATCTTGGGAGACTTGGGAGTGGCTTTGGGGAACACATTTTGCTGGTCGAGAACCACGGATGCCAGATAATACCCTTGGGTGGGATTTGTGGCAGGTGCAGAGTAGGATTATTGTTCCTCCTGTTCATGGAATTAATTTGCGGTTAGATACAAATTGTTGTTCAGAGGCATTTGCTACGGAGCTTATAGCATTAGCTGAGAACGGTGAAGTACCGGAACTTGAGCCAGAACCTGAACCAGAACCGGAATGGCCTGAAGGGGCAATTAAGAAAGTTTCGGTTACTGCAAGAGCCCTGAATATTCGTAAAGGACCGCATGTGTATAATCCAAAAGCTGGAGCAGCAATGCTACATGGAACAGAAGTATATATTTATGAGATCGTTGGATTATGGGGACGTATTGAGGTTGGTGCTTGTATCTGGACTCACTTAG